ATCAATGCGATGCAGTGGGCAAGGGAGATAAGCAAGCTACCTGAAGGGGACTTCACGCTCTGTTTCTTTCCTTATTCGAGGTCGCAGGGTATGGCTGGAGACACCTTGACGGTGAAGAAGCACTGTAAGTATAGGACACAGCTACCACAGGATAGATTTTCGGTTGATGCAGAGAATTATTTCCTTTTCGAGGATGAAGACGGCAATCCTAAGATGTGTTATCGCATTCTTATTAAATACATGGGTTTTCCAAACGATGGATATAAACTTCACAAGATAAATTGGTTATGAACGATAGAATAGAGTTATACGGCAATGCTGGTAATTATATTGCAGATGGCAATGTGCTTTCTTTTCAGATTGGAGAGGGACAACAACTATTCAACACTGCTGGCATGCTTATACCACAAGAGAATAGGTCGTATCTTCACGAACACCAGTGGCTTAGTGTTAATGGTTATCAGGTGTGTATGCGTGGTGTGAAAAACAATCTCTGCGATGAAGTAACGACAGAGATTAAACAGAACCGCCTGCTGCCTCGCCTGTACAGCAAGGAGATTAAGATGCTGTATGGTAATGGTCCATGTGCCTACATGCAGACTGTGGAAGGTGGCAAGATGAAGCGTGAGTACACTGCACTACCTGCGTGGGACGAATGGATGAACTCTTGGCAGGAGCGTGGTATGGAGAGTACTGCGCAGGAGTTTGCCAAGACGAATATAAAGAACTTCTATTACTTCGGAGACTTCTTCTGCAAGTTCCGCTTTGCACGTGGCAAGAGGTTAGGTATGATGCCTGTTGCTGGTATAGAGCCTTTAGAGAACAAGCACTGCCGTCTTGCTACCACTCGGCAGGATATTGCCTACGAACAGATTAGTTACAGCGACTTCCGCCATATAGCTGTGGGGCGTTGGTCGTACGGCTTAGGCAATTACAAGATATATCCTAAGTTCGCATTGTCAGAAGTTGACAATTATCTTTATGCAGCCGTATCGCACCATCGCGAGAAATCGGTAGACGAGTTCTATGGTGTGAACGAAACACACCAGGGCGCACGCCCCTATATATTGGGTAGCAACAGTACGGCTACTTACATCAATTCGTTCTTGCGCAACTCGTTGGCTGCTAAGATACACATCGTTATACCTAACGCATGGGTGGTTAGCAAGCGTTCGCAGCTTACGAAACTTTGTGAAGAGAACAAGTTGCGCAAATCGAAGGATAAGGATTTGGTAAAATACAATGGTATAGAGATAGGCACGGAGTATCGTGAATCGTTGCTGGTGGAATACATGCGCTTGGAGCTGCGCAAGATTGGCGACTATCTGAGTGGTGCCGAGAATCAAGGCAAGGCTTATTCTTCAATATCGTTTATGGACGCTTCTGGACACGAGCAGCAGTGGAAGATTGAAACGATAGACCTTAAATATAAGGAATATATTGATTCGCTTATTGCCTACGATAAGCGCACGGAGGAAGCGTTGTTATCTTCAGTAGGACTTGATGCTTCTATCTCTGCTGTGAGCAAGGACGGCGTTATAAGCAAGTCGGGTTCTGATTCTTACTACAACTATCTCATTTATATAATGTCGCTCACACCCGAAGACGAGATTTGTGCCGAGCCTTTCAATATTGCTCTGAAGCTGAATTTCCCTAACCTCTATAAGCAGGGTTATCGCATTGGCTTCTATCGCGAAGTTCCCCAGCGACAGGAAGACATATCACTTAATGATAGATTAAACCAGCAACAAGCATGAAAATACTTAAAGAACTATTCGGCAATCTCGCCACCTTCAGCTCTTATGCACCAGGCGTAGAAACAAATATCGACTTGCAGGATTTGCAGCCTTCAGGCAATTCGGCTCGCAAGCGTGTGGAAACCATTCTGACTACTTCAGTGTTCAAGGCTATACTCAACTTGCAGGAGGACACAGAACTTAAAGAGGCTTTGCGAACTGCTATCGCTAACTTTACGATGGCGCAGCAGCTGGTGTTCGATAGTATTGCCAGGCGCAAAAACGATGTTGATGTTTACAAGTACGAAATAGAAGCAATGCGCCGTTCGTATATGGAGAATTACTACAACGCTATTGACACGCTTGTAGGGCTGCTCTCTACTGATACGGTAACCGAACCCTCAAAGCTCTGGAAAGAGTCTCCTTACAACAAGATGCTGGAGAAGTGCCAAATTCACTCAGCAGAAGTGTTCGACACTATTTTCCCAATAGACCTGTCGTATTTCTTCTTCTTCAGACTTGTTCCTCTGCAAAAGGAAACTTTAGACGAGCAACTGGCTGTTTACTTCGATAAAATAACCGAAGAGAACGCCTCGCGTATAGAGCAGCCCTTAAATCTTGCCCTTGCAAAGAAGACCATCGCCAAGTCGCTGCGTCGTTTCGATATACTGGAGTTTCCTCCTACCATACGCAACCTTTTCGACGAAAGCCATGCTTCGCGTTCAGGCAAAGACGAACTCGTCGCAGCACTATCATTAGCCGACCGACTCGACCGAGAGGCAGAGCAGCTCCTGCTCAATATAGACACGCTGCTCTCTACCGACACCACTGCCGACGTCAGTTCTTATTCGGCATACAACAACCCCGACGATAAAATAATAATGCTGCCATGAGTGATATAGAACTCGTACATAAAGGCGAAATACACCGCATACCCAACAGTTGGGAAGGTATGACCGAACAGCAGTTCGTTAGTCTGGTTACCGACTTACTGGCAATGGCAGCAGGAAAGCTGTCGGCAGGCGAAGTGCGCATCAACCATCTTTGCAGAATAATGAAATGGCAGAAGCGACGTTTTCGCACCGAAGAACAAGTGGCTAACCTTGTAGCCATTTCCGAACAGCTCACCTTCCTTTTCCAAATCAACTACCCCAACAACAACGAGGTTCTTGAGGGTATGAACAAGGAAACCTACGAGCTTTGCCGTCGTGTGGACCCATTCCGATTGAATATCCCCATGGCTCGCGTTCTGCGACGTTTGGAATACCAATACGTAGTAGACCTCTGTTTCTGCGCCCAGCTCATTCCTTCCGTCCGCATCAAGGAACGCACCTTCCAAGGTTATCAGGTAAGGAAAGACTATGGCACACTGACATGCTCTCTCACAGCACTCCAATACATAGAGGCTCGTTCGCTCATCGAACAAGGCGAAACGGCACTTCCACTCATGGCTGCCATACTTTATTACCCCGACAAGGTATATAATTCTGAACGTGCCCACGCGTTGGCAGCTGAATTCGCTTCGTTGCCATTGGAATTGCTTACAGCAATCTATTTCAACTTTCAGGCTTTCACCAACTACCTTTTCAATAAGACGGCTTTCTCATTGCTGACGAAATTCAAACCCAAGCCCGAACGCCCTATCACCACCGAAGCCTCCGACGCTCTCTACGACCTTTCAAAAGATGGACTTGGCGATGCACGGCAGATTGAGCAAATGAACTTGCTTACCTACCTGAAGGTGCTGCGTAAGAAGACCATTGATGCCGTTCGCGACATGAATGGTTTTGGCTGGGATAAAGTAAAAATAAGCGAAGAGGTAGGATTATCCGTTAATGTAATTAACAAAATTTTATAGCAATGTATAATAGAAGAATATGGTTAAACAGAGAAGATTCACCTTCTACGGGGAGTCTTGTTTGTTTTGACGGAAACACAACATGGCATGGAGAAAACATCAGAAATACGTTTTTACAAGTATCTGATTGCAACTGGTCTGTTCGTTTGCATAAAACCGAAGATGATGATACTGCCAACTTTATTGATAAGATGAAACTATTACGTGATGAAGTGGATAAATTTATTTCATACTTGGAAGAAAATAAATAGTATATGATAAAAGAACAATTTCTCTATTTTGCCCAGTTCCCAAATAAGGACGGTGTATGTGCCATGTTCACCAATGGCACAAGTAACACCGCAGGGTACGACGAACTTCTGACTTCCCTCGCCAATCTTCCCAAAACGTCGCGTGTTCCCGAAATCGCCAACTATGTCTATGGGCAGTCTTTTGAGGAACTGCAGGCACGTCTCGACAAATGCATCGGTTCTTTCCTTTTCATAGATTATGGCGAAATGTCGATGTCGGGCAACAGTCACAACTCTTACGAACTCACCCAGCGCATAGCTGTAACAGTTGCCAACAAGATGCCGAATCGTGCCGATGCTGCCGAATACATGCTCGCTTCCGACAACACGCTTGCACTGCTCTCAAAAGTGCATGCTGCCATGCTTGCCGATGCTGACAGGGGAGATATCGAATGGCTCTCTCGTGGCGAGCTTTCCCGAGCGGAATATGTCCCCTTCGTAGCTTCGGAACTCCATTCGGTAGGGTGGACTTTGATGCTGTCTTGCATAGCCCCCGACACGCTCCAAATACACCGGCAATACAAGTCCTTTGTAAAGAACAAGGAATAAATTAATTTTGTATCCGGAAATCAAAATGCTCACACAATGAAAAAAATACCAATGATATCAATCGTCTCCCTGCCACTTACTATCGTGGCAGACATCTCCCGCTATTTCTACCAAGACTGGGAATTTGCCAAGTGGATAGCCGTAGCTATCGTGATAGACACTCTTCTTAGCTTGTGGAAACATTTGCTGCACAAAGATGCATCAAGTGGTTATTTCTTTGGAAAATTCGGCAAGAAGATAGGCATTTACATCTGTCTTCTCATTCTCTCAAATGTCCTTGCAAACAGCACGGTGCAAGGTTCTGTAGTGGGTGCAACCCAATGGATAAGCACTTACCTTTGTGTATTTATGCTGGTGCGTGAATGCTTCTCCTGCATCGAAAATATGCAGGCTATTTACCCTATCCTGCCGACTTCATTCATCAAGCGTCTCAAAGATTTCAACGATAACGGTGAATACATAAAAAAATAAAGTTATGCTAAAGAAAATATCACTCACTTATATTCTGATAGGCGTTATAGTCACGCTTTTAGGAAGCCTGTCCCTATCGGTTCACCTCTATGTCAAGACCAAAGCCGACCGCGACCGCCTTAAGGAGAACCAAAACATTCTGCTTCACAATGGAAAGGTGGAAATATCGGAAACCTCCACAGGTAAAAGCCACCTTTCCGCACCTACAGTTACACTGACAACATCGGAATTCCGGCAAAGTGGAGATACTTTGCTGAAGGTGGCAAAGCAGGTGGGCATAAAAACAAGTCGCCTCTCGCAGGCTTCTTCTGCCGGTACCACACTCACAGCCGACATTGTTGCTCCCATCACCATGCAGCCGGCTACTCATTTTTTACACGACACAATAACAAGATACCTTCCTGATACGCTTAAATGTTTTTCATGGAGAGACCCGTGGTTGTCGCTTTCCGGCTGCGTTTCCGATTCGCTGTTTCGTGGCACGGTAACCGCCAGTGATACGCTCGATATCTTTGTTCACCGTGTACCGAAACGTTTTCTCTTCTTTCGCTATGGCTGCAAGGAAGTAAGAATGGACATCATATCACGCAACCCCCACACCCGGCTCACATATGCCCGAACCTACCAGCTCGTAAAATAAGAATACTTTTTCATGCTTTCATTATAATAGTTGTAAGTTTAATTGATTGTTTTCAGGGAAGCCACCACTGCGACAGTGGTGGCTTTTTAGTATAATATCTTAGCACAAGCTAAACTAAGCTAAGTTGCTGTTTATAAAGCCCATGACACTTGCACGTCCACACTAATAGTGTTACCTTAGCAGTACAATAAAGAACAAATAAAAACAAAAATTATGAACGAGCAAATTCAAAACATCATCAACGAAAACGGAACAAAGACCTCCAAGATTCAGAAACTTCTCGCATTCGGACTTACACGCCGACAGGTTGCCGACCTCGTGGCAAACGGAAACTACGGCTTCGTGCAGAACGTCTACAAGCGAATGATGCAAAACTTAGCCAACACAGCAGCACAAGCAGCAACAGCCATTGCCCCGGCAATCGACTACACTTTCAACCGCAACTTCGGAATAGAAATCGAAGCCTACAACTGCACGCGCGAACGACTGGCACGCGAGCTTACCGCAGCAGGAATAAACGTACAGATAGAAGGCTACAACCACACCGACCACACCGATCATTGGAAATTGGTTACCGACAGCAGTCTTTGCGGAAACAACCCATTCGAATTGGTTAGCCCAATTCTACATGGAGAACAGGGACTCGAGGAACTCGAAAAGGTTTGCTGGGTGCTCGACCTCTGTAACGCCAAGGTAAACGACACCTGCGGACTTCACGTACACATGGACGCAGCAGAATTCGATCTCGCAACTTGGAAAAACCTCATACTAACCTATAAACGCCTTGAGGGTGTTATCGACAACTTCATGCCACGCAGCCGACGCAACAACTCCTACTGCAAGAGCCTTGCCACAATAAGCGAAAGAGATATTAGAGGCGCACACGACATCAGCGACCTCAGGGTAGCCTTCCAGCACAACCGCTACCACAAAGTAAACCTCGAAGCATACGCACGCCACCGCACGGTAGAGTTCCGCCAGCACGGAGGTTCAACAAACTTCACAAAGATGTCTGCCTGGATTCATTTTCTCGCAAAAATGATTACCTTTGCAAAGCAGGGACAGGTACAAGAAGGAACAACCCTTCAGAACATCCCCTTCCTCACCGAAAGCGAAAAACTTTACCTAAAGATAAGAACAAAAAAATTAGCAGTATGAGAAGAATAAAGATAAAAACAAGAGATGGTCAGCAAAAACCGACCATCTCTCCAAAAGAACTCGTTGGTGCTATTATTACCGAAGCAAAGCTACAAAGCCAGCTCCCTCATAATTTAGTTCCCGAACATCACCGAGTAGATTCACCAAAATTCAAAACCTACCGCATTAAAGGAGACAACCACAGAATTGTAGCATACAGCCCCGAGGAGTTCCTCCGCCAGCTCCATGCAGGCAGCCGTTTCGACAGCGAGGGCACAGATACGGAATATATGCAACGCTTCGCTCACCGCTTGCAGGAGCTCGAGGGCTACCTTGTTTCCACCTACAGTCCCGAGGCTTTCCTTGCCGACCTAATTAACAGAGGTTTCGTGACCGTTGAATAATAAAACACGATGCTCGTTCTTTGTTGCCGTAGCAGTCCCGAACTGTTACGGCTTTTTTTCCAATATTGAGAAAAACAAACTTTCTTCAAAATAATTTGAAAAACGCTTGCATATATCAAATATTCTTTGTATCTTTGCAGTGTACAATTAAAGAAGGTGAGACACACCGTAAAAACTGTAGAAGACATGAAACGTATAGAAGCACTTTTAAAAAGTGGTGTAATCAACACTGAGTTGGAATACACCTCCCAAAGCGAGAGTTCCTCTGTTTTTTCTTTCATTTATCACGGAGAGGATGAACAAGGGAAGTATATACTTTTTGGTTATGTGCAGAAAACAAATACTGCTCATAACGCAGTAATTAACGGAGAGAATATCCACGCTTTCCACGTGGAGCTGACAGACGATGATTATAACAAACTTGAATATCTCTGGTAATATGAAGAAGACACAATGTTTCTCCGTTCGATTAGAGAGCTTATTCTCTATTTCTGACAAAGCTTATAAAGCTCGTTCTTATGATGGCAGCGAAGATATTTTACCAAAATCTTGTGTCTTTGGTAAAGACCATGAAGTAAAAAAGAGCGATGCGTACTGGATCGCTTCTTGGATTCTTCCAAAGAAGAAGATTCAGTATAGCACAAAGAAAGAAGCATGGTTTGACGCTCATGGGAAAAGACTTCCTGAGTATAGTAGTGTTCGATACAAACCTAATCAGGTTGAACCAGTTTTAGACAATAGCGTAAAAGAACTGGAAAGATGAACGGCTTACTGACACGACAAAAAGACTGCATCCAACATCTGCTAAAATGGAAGGTTGGTGCAGTTTTTATGGATGCTGGAACGGGAAAGACCCGTGCTGCAATGGAGATCGTTAACACGTCTCCATGTGAGAATGTTATATGGATAGCCCCACTCCGTACCTTAGACAATCTTAAGGCAGAAATAGCAAAATGGGGAGGACTGAAAGGAACGGTCGATTTCTTTGGTGTGGAGAGTATCGGACAATCGGATAGAATCTACCTGTTGGTCTATAATCTGTTATCCTCGGGCAAAAGTACATTCATCGTTATGGATGAAAGCCTGAAAATCAAGAATATGGAGGCAAAGAGGACCAGGCGTCTTCTTTGCCTTTCACGGAAGGCGGAATATAAACTTATACTCAATGGAACACCGTTGAGTAAGAATCTGCTTGACCTTTGGTCACAGATGGAGTTTCTTGATCATCGTATTCTTAATATGAGCTACACTCAGTTTAAAAATACTTTCTGCGACTATACAACATTTATAAAAAAATGTGGAAGAACAACCATAACACGTGAGTTTATCAATGGATATGAAAATATAGATTATCTTCATTCACTGATAGAACACTATGTTTATAAGTGCGACTTGAAATTAAATATAAGTCAATACTATAATATTATAAATTTTAAGATTGGTGAGAAGGAAAAAGAAGAATATATCAACATTAAAGAGTTGTTCCTGGACAACGAAATGTTGGAATACAGAAACAATAATATCTTCCTTGAGATGACTCAGAAGATGCAGCACGCATATTGCTGTACAGCTGATAAATTTGCCAAGGTCGACGAACTCTTTACTAAGATACCGCAAGAAGATACTATCATCTTCTGTAAGTACATAGACAGCCGGACTGAATGTGAGCGTAGATATAAGGAGGCAAAAGTCCTCTCTTATCAAAAAGAGGCTTTTGGGCTGAATCTGCAGCACTATCAGTATATGATCTTCTTTGATAAAATATGGGATTATGCCCTGCGAATGCAAGCAACCCGTAGAACCTTTCGTACAGGGCAGGAGTCTGACTGCATCTATTATGATATGACAGGCAATGTCGGGCTCGAGGATATGATTGATACTAACATTGAGAAGAAGATCTCTATGACTGAATATTTCAAGCAAAAAACAATTGAGGAAATAAAAACTGAATTATGAAGGATTTTAATTTAACATCGGCAAAGGATGGGGCAAAAGTTTGTACCAAGGACGGTAAATCCGTTCGCCTACTTGCTTTTGATCGGGAAAGTGCGTCTTTCCCAATTGTTGGATTAATAGAAAACCGGAAAGTCTGCTGTTATACTATCGACGGCAAATACTACGCTGATAAAGATTCTGACAACGATTTAAGGATGGTATGAATGTATATGAAGCTGCAATAAAAAGACTCAATATCATATTTGATAAATTCAATTATGTATATGTTTCTTTCAGTGGTGGTAAAGACAGTGGCGTGTTGCTGGAACTGTGTGCTAAAGTTGCTGAGGAACGTGGCGTTCGATTCGGGATCTTTCATATGGACTACGAAGCGCAGTACAAGATGACCTCTGAATATGTGGAACGTATGCTTGAGCGATTCAAGAACAAGGCGGATATTTACCACGTCTGCGTGCCATTCAAAGTCACGACCAGCACAAGTATGTTCCAGTCCTACTGGAGACCATACGAAGCAAGCAAGCAAGACCTATGGGTGAAGAAGCCTCCTGTCTATGCGATGACAGAGAAAGACTTTCCTTTCTTCTCTGATAAGTTGTGGGATTATGACTTTCAAGACGAGTTCGGGGAATGGCTTGCTGCAAAGTACAAAAGTGTATGCTGTTTGATAGGTATCAGAACCGGGGAAAGTCTAAACCGGTGGCGTGCCGTATACAGCGACCGGAATTATAGAGTCTGGGAAGGGTATTCCTGGACAAATACTGCAAAGAAGTGTGTTGCAGCTTACCCGATACACGATTGGGCTGTAGAAGATGTTTGGACGGCGAATGCCAAGAACCGGTGGGACTATAACAGATTGTATGACCTGTTTTTTTATGCAGGCGTTCCACTTCACAAGCAGCGTGTCGCTTCTCCATTCTTGGGTGAGGGAATGGAGGCTATACACCTTTACCAGGTGATAGAACCCGATACGTGGGGACGTCTTGTCGGACGTGTCAATGGGGTTAATTTTGCTGGTCTATATGGCGGAACAACTGCTATGGGGTGGCAGAAGATAACTAAGCCGGATCATTTCACGTGGGAACAGTATATGTACTTCCTGCTCGATACTTTGCCGGAAGCGACAAAGAAGAACTACCTCGACAAGCTCGCTACGAGTGTCAAGTTCTGGAAGGAACGGGGTGGATGCCTTGACGAAGACACCATCATCAGGCTTAAAGAGGCCGGAGTCAAGATAGAAGTCGGAGGCACAACGAACTACAAGACGACGAAGAAACCTGTCCGGATGGAGTATCAGGAAGATTATACAGGCAAGAACTTCAAGGACATCCCGACATACAAACGTATGTGTGTCTGTATCATAAAGAATGACCATCTTTGTAAGTATATGGGCTTCTCGCTTACGAAGAATGAATTGGAACGTAGAGAAGCTATTAAGGAAAAATATAAGGACTTATGAAATCACCCGTATATAATGTGAAAGCTGTTCCTATAGAACAGATACAGGCAAATAGTTACAATCCAAACAGGGTAGCACCACCCGAAATGAAACTGCTGTATGAGAGTATTAAGGAAGATGGATATACGATGCCTATTGTCTGCTATAAGTTACCTGATGGAAAATATGAAATCGTAGACGGATACCATCGTTATACGGTTATGCTCACCCATAAGGATATTTACGAGCGTGAAGGTGGTAAGCTGCCAGTCGTAGTTATAGACAAGGATATAAGTAATCGTATGGCTTCAACGATTCGTCATAATCGTGCGAGGGGTAGCCATTCCATAGAGTTGATGATGAATATTGTAGGCGAACTGAAAAAGTCTGGTATGAGTGACCAATGGATCTTGAAAGAGATTGGTATGGATGCTGATGAGCTGTTACGCTATAAGCAGCTGTCAGGTATTGCAGAACTGTTCGTTGATAGAGATTATACTGAATGTAAAGAGATATGAAGAAATTTATTATTCAAAAGAGCTGCACTCAGCCTAACGGCTGGGTGTTGACCGATACGGAAAACAAGGTCGTTATAACATTTGAAGACGGCTTGTTTAATGAAAGTCAAAAGGTAACACTCTTAGAAGACAGTTCTGCTACAGCTGAAGAACTCGCTCACATCGTCGGTGAGATGGGTAATTGGGTCGCTCGACATCATGGAAGTAAATGCTTCCGTAAGACCTACGGATTTGAGATTAGTGAGGATGACACGAAGCGTTATCTTTATCGCAGAAAATCTCCACGGTGGAGAATGGAAATAGAAGAAAAAAGAGTAACAGCGGAAAGTCTTGCAACTTCATTACGCAAGGCAGCAGAATTTTTAATCAAAAGGAATCGTTATGAGTAATAACAGAGGTGGTGCACGTCCTAATGCAGGACGTAAAAGCCTTGGAAAAGTGTCAATCAGCTCACGAATTAGCGAGCAAGCAAAAGAACGCTTAAGTCAATTAGCAATTAATAAAGGTATGTCTATATCAGATATGCTTGAATTGATTATCAACAGTTATCAAGTTCGTTGAGTCCTTATATAAGAGTCTTTGAACTTTGTTGCCATGGTGATACAAGGGTCATCATGGCTTTTTAAATGTTAAATTTTCAATCTTACTACGATTTTTTATAGTAAATATTTGCATACTACAAATATTTGTAGTACCTTTGTATTGTCAAAAGAAAACAATGAGAATATGAAACAAAAAAAAGAAATGATGGAGGTTACACCCGAAGAACGGGAACTCCTCGAAAGAATGAGAAATTACAATCGCTCTTATCCAAATGGCTATCCACAACTCCTATGGGATTTACAGGAACTCTTCGACAAAATGGTCCGACAGCCATACGAATAAAGCTAAAAACCTCTCCCTTACGAGGGAGAGGCACAATAAAGTAAAATTATAAAAAAAAGCAACAATGGAAACAGTTATGACAACCCCAGTAGTAGTTACTGATATGAAAAGAAAAGTACAAGACATCTTAATGTCAGTTTCATGGCGTGATTTTGCCAATACCTACTTTCAGAAGTCTTCCTCTTGGTTTTACCACAAAATGGATGGCATCGACGGCAACGGAGGTGCAGGTGGTTTTAACCAACAGGAAACCGAGCAGATGCGAGGCGCACTTATCGACCTATCCAACCGCATTCGTCGTGCAGCAGAAAATATTTAGGCGAGGTTCTCATTGACCTTAAGACAAAAGTCACTCGTCGCCTATGGGTGCATCTTTGCCTCTCGCAATGCGAGGGGCTTTTTCTGTTCGTTTCTATTGCATTGTTATTCATTTTTTGTACCTTTGACCCAAAAATATTAACTAAAGATTTTATGAAATTACATCTATTTTTTTTCTTAACATGTTTATCACTATGTGCTTGTGAAAAAGGTAAGACCATGCAACAAGTTGCATCAGAAAAACAAAAACATCAATTCGACTCAGTTTATTCCTGTTTAGCCAAGGAGTATATAATCGAACGAGATTCTTTTACAAGTGGGATACCGAAAATAATTTATCCCAAAAACAAACCAAATTCTCTTCAGAAAGACTATTTGTGGTCATATTTTGAAATAAATAATGATAAAGCTGAAAAATTCAGATTGGTTATCCAAAACTCAGAAGAAAAGAAGATTGACGGAACTATCATGTTTAAATTCAATATAGATGGTAAAATTGTAGATATTATTATTCAGTCTTATATGGCGCACGAATCTTATAAAGGGAATTATTATGATATACCATCAGCTTATGCTGCCGAGTTTTTAGACTCATTAAAGGTCGGGAGTAAAGTTAAAATGAAGGTTACTAACCTTGAAGAATATACTATGAGAACCATATCCTCTGAAGAAATAAATAATATTATCAAGGCATATCAATATTATCGAGAACTGGGAGGAGAGCTTGACTCTCCTGACGTTCCTGTCAATCAAGATCATTAAAAATGATTTGCGCCACGCAAAAATAATTGCGTTTTCTTTTGGCGGTTACAAAAATACTTCCTATCTTTGCAATTGTCAAAACCGATGTAGCAATACATCAAACAAGGGCGAGATGAACTTCAAGCCCCGAACTTCTTAAAATTTCGATGGGCTTATTTTTATGCCCATGTATAGCAGCCTCGCTGCAATGAAAATATGGCGGATGCCTTCCAGTGATTTTATGCCCTTGTGGTGTAGCATCGGTTTTGACGAACAGGAAGAGTATCCGCTTTTTCTGTATCCGCACCTGACGGATTCAGGCAACAGTCAAAACCGATGCTATATGCAACAGACAATTGATTTCAGAGCCGAGGCGCAAGAGCGCAAACAGCTTGACGTACGTGCTACGATACAGCGCAAAATCAACTCTATTAACCTTTGGCTCGACGCTAAGAGTGAGTTTTACAGCCGAATTTGCGAGTTTACAGTAACTCGTCGTTTGGCACTTCGCATCAATCTTGTAACTTTGTGCATGGGCTTCACTGCAGTATGCGTGGAACAACACCCCACAACCGCACTAATATCTGTATTATGTGCAGGTTATCTTGTTCATCGTGTAAACAAGTCAGATAAGGAAGGAGGCAAAAAATGAA